CTTAAAGACCACAACAGAATCCTTTGTCAATATAAACGCAGAAACAGGAAGGGCAGTTAAAAACGAGGAAGGCATTTATGAAATGACCAATATTGGATCACGAGTTTTCTTCGGAGATATGAAGCCTAAGTTTCGTAGATGTGGTGAGACACAATGGGCGTGTCATGGTATTTGGCTCGGATGTAGTACTACTCCTGCCGCATATGGGACTATCATATCAATGGACGGGGACAACGCAGAGAAACACTATTACAAAAAAATGATTCCCGCATGGAACAAATACCCCATGTTTCTTAAACCTATTTGGATGGGAAGCAAACGACCTACGAGCATAAAACTTATTGAACCTCCAAACATATTTCACATTGAGGGATTGGGTTCTTCTATCGACTACGCAGAATCAGGAGGAATCTCAAAAAATGACGGAGATACGCTCTACTTCTGCCTTTCAGACGAGGAAGGCAAATCGAAAACGCCTATAATGGAGAGATGGAATGTCAATAAAATAGCAATGTCGACGGGAGGTGGAACAAATATTCTAAGAAACGCCTACGCATGGCATCCGAGTACCGTAGAAGATATCGGGGAAGGAGGATCAGAGTATTTTAAGATGTGGCAACTTTCAAACTTCTATGAGAGAATCCCCATCATGGGACAAACACACTCAGGTCTTGCACGAATATTCATCCCCGCATATAAAAAACTTGAAGGATATATTGACAGGTGGGGCAAGTCCGTTGTAGATACCCCTACGGAAAGGCAAATTAAATACAGTCCACGATCTAAGTTTGCGCTTACGGGGAAGGGGGCAAGGGATACATTACAAGCCGTTCTCGATGCTTTACTTGCCAAAGGTACACCGGAAGCACTTGAGGCATACCGATCACGTAGGCGCAAATTTCCAATGAAATCAGCGGACTGTTGGTTAGGGTCTTCAGGTAACGTGGGATTTAATCTTGAGATAATTGATAGGCGGATAGAGGAATTAAACCGAATAAAGTCACTTGGTAAAATGAATTATAAGGTTGGTTACTTCTATCGTGAAAACGGACAACCGGATGACAGGGTTTTATGGAAGACCGATCCAGACGTTCCCAAGTTTAGAATATCACTTGACCTACCCCCCAATGTTACCAATCAAAGAACACGCATAGACGTTTATAATAGCCTTAAAGGAACATACGTACCATCATGGAGTCCTGTAAATGGTCAAAAGTTTACATGTGGCGTTGATATGTTTAGAAACCTTACCCCGATTCAAGCAAAGCAATCATCACGCTTCGGGGGACTTGCATCAAACTCCCGCCAAAGTAATGGAGGCATCGCTATTTTATGGGAAAAAGACAAAGAACAAGAAGGGAGTAATCGTTGTATCTTGTCATATAATTGCAGACCATCCACACAAAAAGAATTTATGGATGATGTTCTTATGTGTGCCCAGTATTATGGGGCAATGATCTATCCTGAACAGAACGTAGAGAGGTTTATTGAGTATGTGTTTGATATGGGTTATGGCGGTTATGCCCTTTATGATATTGATATGATGACGGGAAAGATAAAGAGTTTACCGGGGAGATATACCACCAATGACGTTCTTCAAGAAATTTTCAGAGACTACAAGGATTATATAGAAGAAAACGGGCAAAGGGAAGAACATGACGATCTATTAGTTCAAATGAAGAACATACGTGGTGTTGAAGATGCAACACGAAACGACTTATTTGTGGCATTTGGGATGTCATTATTAGGGAGCAAATCAAGACTACGTGAATACATGTCAAATAAGGAATCTAATAGTGGAGCAGTTGATCTTGGTGAATGGAACCTTATTAAAGGAATGTTCTAAAATAAATTTGGAAATTAGAAATATTCGTTTTATCTTTGGTGGGTCATTAAAACTAAAGATTATGGATTTTACAGAATATAAAGACAGTGTTAAATCACTTGAAGAAAAACTTGAGTGGGACAAAACTGAATTAATGAAGCAGTTTGTCAGAGAAAATAATCCCTACAAAGTAGGTGATATTATAACAGACCACATAGGAAGCCTTAAAATTGAGAAAATGGGTTATGCGTGGGGGTTTAGTGGGTCGATGCCTTGTGCTACTTATTTTGGACTTGAGATAAATAAAGATGGAACTCCAAATAAAAAAGGCAAACAAAGAACCGCACATCAATCTAATATTTTGCATAATTAAAAACCGCCCAAAGCACAATGAGTACATGGATAACCATAAAAGACCAAGAAGACGTAGGCTACGATGACGGCCCAATGTCAGAAGACTATATTGACGTCTTTATTGGGGATGATCAATTCGGAAACAACTACGTCACAATCCCGGTAGAGTTCATACTAAAGGTTTTAAAAGATAACGGATACGAGATAAAATAATGTATTGGAAAATAATTCTTTCCGGCATTTATAAAATACAGTCTAAATGTAAGCCTGATAGAATTTACATAGGTAGTGCTGTTAATATTTATAACCGATGGTCTGTTCATCGTTGTGATTTACGAAAGAGAAAACACTCAAGTTCTGCATTTCAAAGACACGTTGATAAATATGGACTTGATGATTTAGAGTTCTCCGTTATTGCCATTTGTGATACCAACGAATTAAATCCCATTAATAAGGTTGTCTGGTTAGAACAATGTTTTATTTGGGCGTATAGACACGAAGGAATGAATAGACCTTTTTTTAATGCGTCCCCAATGGCGGGCAGTTGTAAGGGAATAAAACATCCAAAAGAATACGGAGAGGCGATTAGTGCAAGACAAAAAGGGAGACCCGGATGGAGAAATGGTTGTCATAATACGCCAGAGCATAATGCCAAAATATCAAAGGCGCACATGGGAATGGTAAATTGGGAGGGAGTTAGAAAGGCATCAATAACAAACACGGGAAGAAAACAATCAAAAGAAACCATCGAAAAAAGAAGAAAAACGATGGAAAAGGTACTTGAAAGAAAGAGACAAGAAAAACTTTTAAAAAAGACAATAAATCAATTATCATTACCTTTGTAGTCTAATTAACTACAAATGGTCATAAGTTTTCCAGCTTACGCAGGTTATGAATATAGTTTCCCGCATAGAGACAGAAATCCGAAAGAAAAGGACGCTAAGTATCACAGAAACAACGCAGAAGCCGTGTATTCTTTGTTTTTGCGAAATAAAACGAGCTTCGGTCTTTTAACCATTAATGATTTCTTAACCAATAGGTTATACTCTAACGGGGATCAGCCAATTGACCAGTACAAGTCATTTTTAATGCACGAGGAGACTGAGGACGGAAGTACCGTCTCTATTGGAAGTTTTGATGACACGCACATAGGAAAACTGAGTAAGCGAAGTGGATGGGGAAATGTACTCTTCAAAAATGTATCACCCGCACCACTATACCTCAATGCAATTCATGGGATGCTCGATAAATACGATTGGGATGTCTATGCTGATACTATAGACTCTAATTCCAATGACTTAAAAGAGAACTTAGCATATACTAAACTTTGCGAGGGCATACACGCCAACTGGCAGGTAGAATACAAGAAGAATGCAGGGATTCCCGTTGACGAAAATACCGTACTGCCAAAGTCCGTTGAAGAACTAAAGATGTTCGAGGCGAAGGATGGCTTTAAGTTGAACGTGGCAAGAGCCATGCAGAAACTTACAAGACATGCCTTTAATATTTCAGATTGGGATGGAGATATACGCAAGAAAGTAGTAGATGATTTAGTTTGCTTGGGCTATGGGGCGGTCAGGGATTACTTCGATAGCGAGGATTCCAAGTGGAAGGTTAGTTACGTTGACCCCGCAAGACTTGTCATACAGTTCTCAAACGAATACGATTATGATGATGCCGAGTATTGTGGTTACTTTCACTACTGGACAATATCAAATCTAAGAAATAAACTACCGGACGTACCGGAGAATGACTGGTATGCATTAGCACACGCAGCTTATACGCTCTACGGCAACCCAAGAGACCGATGGGAAAGTTTTTACTCACAACTTGACCCGACAACGGCTACCTACCGATATGATGGATTTAAAGTACCTATCTTCGAGTGTCAATGGATGGACACCGACATAGAGAAAAAATTGTACTACAAATCAGTAAGGGGAAGAAATAGTATCATAAACCTTGATTATGACTCGGAAGTTAAGCCATTGGATCAGGAGAAGATCAACGCAGGAGCAAACCAAGAGATAAAGAGAATCTATAAGAGGCATGTAAGACAGTGCTTTTGGGTGCTTAACACGGATTATGTGTTCGATTGGGGGCCAGTTCAGATGGCATCAAGAGAAGGACTGTCCAAGCCACACCTTACCTTCCATGTAGAGCAGTTACTTCAACCGTCTCTAATAAAGAGGATGATACCTATTCTTGATCAGATTTCAATGTTATTTTTGAGATGGCAGAACTCCCTTGCTATGATGAGAGAAAGAGGGTATGCTGTTAATGTATCTATGCTTGCTAATGTGACCTTTGGCGGGAAAATACTCAAACCAAAAGAGGTTTTGGAGATTTGGCAGAAGACAGGACGGTTACTTTACTCCTATACCAACACCCCGACAGGACTGTACTCTGGTGGGGCAGCTATTCCGGTTACTGAGATGGAGGGAGGACTTGGCAAGAGAGTAGAAGAAACAATGAAAGCCCTTGAGATGCAGTTCTGGGAACTTGAGAAGATCACGGGTATCAACATGGCTACATTGGGCATGACACCGCTTCCACAAACGGGCAAAGACACGCAAAAGGATACTCCTATACAAACCCCCAATGTTCTTCAGATAGTCATCAATGCTGTTATGGAGATAAAGAGAAGTGTTGCTATAAGTCTTTTGAGGCGTACACAGATAGGATTAAGGAATGATGAGAAGATAAGAGAGGCTTACGCAGGCGTTGTCGGCAAACAGGATATTGACGCATTGGTTATGATGGAGGGGGATGGTGTGCAATATGGCATTGAACTACGACCACGACCCGACCAAGCACAGAGGGCAACATTCAGACAGTGGATTCAGGTGGCACTACAGAACACAAGAGAACAGAGACCGGGCATAGACCTTAATGATGCTATCTACTTTGAATCTAAACTAAACAACGGTGCTGATCTAAATGAACTGGAAAAAGAACTCGAATACGCTATCGAAAAGAATAAACAAGAGGCACAGCAGAACTCAATGATGATGATTCAGCAACAGGCACAGGCTAATGCACAGGCAGAGCAAAGTAAGGCACAAGGGCAGATGGCTATTGATCAGAACGTGTCACAGGGAAAAATCCAAGAGGAGAGCGTGCGTGGAAATGTAAAAGATTCACTACTTACGAAAGAATATAACATGGAGATTCTTAAACAACTTATGGCGGGTGCTGATGCAGAAGATGGACTTTTAAACGCAAAACCAAGTTCAAAATGAGTTATAAAGACGATCTAAAGATATTTCTTAACATTATGGCACAGTCGCCTGACGGATTAGGCGACCCACAGTTAATAGGTAAATTTGCAAAGGCAAAGGCTGTCTTACACGCACAGCAGAGCATGGAGCAGATGAGTAATAGTCCTATGATGGCAAATCAGAGTCCACAAGGCACGATGTCGCCCACAAGCAACAATACTGCCCAAAATGATGGAAGCATGCCACAAACCCCCGAAAGCACTCAAAATACACCAAATACACCATCCACACCACAGGGAGGTCAGGGAACGCTGAATCTACCACAGTAAAACCATAGCCTATGTTTCATGGCATCGAATTAGATAAAGCATTAATTATTTTTTTTGGTTACTGTTTATTAGACATAACATCATCGTGGTTTTTCATAGAATTAAGCAAACTACATCGGAACTCGACAACGATACTGACATTCCTCTTATATATGGGAGGGGGTGCAGGGATTTACGAGTACACCCACAATTTCTCTTATTTGGTCTTTGCGGCCTGTGGGGCTTCCCTCGGCAACTTCATTCTCTTGACAATAGAGATGAAAAATGCAAAAAAGCGTGATAAATCCGAATATCACGAAAATAAGTGATAATTTATTTGGTAGTCTGAAATATTAGTTTTACATTTGAATAAAATTTAAGACTATGGTAGTTTTGTTAATTGTAATTGGAACCTATGTATTAGGTTATATCTTAGGATATAAGTGGATACAAATTGCACACTCAAAGGGAGGACAATACGAGGGTTTGTCGATGGGAGGATTTGATCTGTTTATGATATTTTGTCCTATCGTTAATTTAGGGTGGATAGTTATTTGGTTGACTAACTCACCCAAAGAACACGAGGAGAAGAAAAATCTTAATGTAAAAAGATTTTTCAATGTTAAAGACCGCCCAAAGCAATAACCAACAACTATAAACCATGAAAGCAAAAGAACTTGCAAAATTATTACTTGAACTTCCCGAAGATCAACAGGAGATGGAAGTGGGTTCTACAGAGGAGGGATATTTTGTTGCTTCTTCTAATCCAAGACTTGATTATCTTAAAGAAGATGACTTTCTTTCTTTTAAAGAAACAAACAGACCATTTATTTATATATAATCATGACACGCAAAGATTTTTTCAAGAAGTTAGGCATAGGATTAGGAGTAGCTATTGTAGCACCGAAAGTCTTTGGTGGGGCGAACGAACATACCGTTTATATTGAAGGTGACAAAATAACTTTTAAAAATATTGATTACTCTAAATTTACCCCTAAAACTATTTCAACTCACATCAAACCGAGCGAAGAATATCTTGAATCAGAAAAG